ACAAGAATTTATTATTCCTACGAGAGCAGTATTTAAAAAAGAAGCGAGGTGTCGTTCTGGAAGGTGGTAGCCGCAGTGGCAAAACCTGGTCAAGCATTGACTTCATTATCTGGCTTTGTTCGGCCGTTGTTCAGAACAAAACTTTTTTAATTATTCGGGAAACTTACAACTCTTTCAAGACAACTCTTTACGAAGACTTCAACCGCCGGCTGCCGATGTTCGGCATTCCGAGTCCTTTCGCCAATAGGCAGGAAGTTCATAAATTCGACCTATTTACCAATAAAATCGTATTTCTTGGCGCTGACAACGACCGCATTTTTCAAGGCGTAGGTTCAGATTTCGTGTATTTCAATGAAGCGCTTGAGATAAAAAAAGAAGTTTTCAACCAAGTAGAGCAGCGGTGCCGAAAGTTCTGGTGGATGGACTATAACCCAAAATACCTCAACCACTGGATTTACGAGAATATACATAAACGTTCAGACGTGGTAACGCTGCGTACTACGTTCATTGACAACCCATACATCTCAGAAGGCGAGCTAAAAAAAATTCTAAGCTACGAGCCTACGGAAGCTAATATTCAGGCAGGCACCGCAGACCCATACATGTGGGCAGTGATGGGCCGAGGCGAGAGAGCCGCACCTGAAGGGCTGATATTTCCCTACGTCACATGGATTGACAAATTTCCAGACTGTCCACCCGAACAGCTTATGTTCGGTCTCGACTTCGGCTATACCAATTCACCGAGCTGTCTTGTTAAACTTTTTTTAGACGGCGAAAAATTATACATACAGAACCTTTTTTACGCACCTACGCCAAGCGTCCAGCAGCTTGCACCGGTGATCGCTCAGCATGCAGGCAAGGCGCCGGTATGGGCTGACCCGTCGGGTGATTATGGCAATAGGGCCTTTATCTCAGAGCTTCGCAGAGCTGGCTTCAATGTTTACGCTGCCAACACTGGACCAGGCACTATTCAGTTCTCGATTGGCATTTTAAAAAATTTTAAACTACATATCGTACGGGACAAAGATGCTATGGCCGAGCAAAATGCCTACCGGTATAAGGTAGTCAAAGGCATCGCAATTGATGAGCCTGAAGACGACTTCAACCACTTCTGGGACGCTGTACGTATGGCTGTACTTGGCAATCTTTCAAGGTTTAGAAAAAATTTTAAACAGGAATTTAACTTTTAAAACCCACACTTGCATTTGATTTCAAAATTTATCTACCTTTGAAGCGTCGGACAACTTATGTCTTAAAAAAATTTTTAAACCATGAGCCAGACCCGCATCTACACAGTACTTTCTATATTGAACTTCCTTGCAGTTTTCTTTCCCTTCGATATATCAATCTTTTTCTACGCCTTCGCAATTAGCATTGCTGGCTTAACCTTAGAAAAAAATTTTAAAACCGCATCGGCATTTTTAGCTGCCGCAGTGTTCATGCACTATTTCGGTCTTGAAGAATATGCCATCGCATGTAATTTCGTTTTTTTTAGTGTCGCTTGCTACTATGAGTATAAGAAAAGTAATTCAATCACAAACGAATAAATCTCTATTCTATGCCTTAGATGCTGAAATTTTTTAAGCGTTTCGCAAAAAAATCTCTTCCAAGCAGTTGGTTTCTTTGGCCAATTGGCACCGCTATCGGCACTTCATACTATTCAGAACTTTATCAATATTACCTCTCAGTTCCTGAACTGAATACGGTCATAAACCTTCGTGCCAGGGCTTTTGCTTCTGCTAAAGTAGTCGCAACCAAGCCATCAGATGAAAGATATTTACAGCTGTTCCAGAACCCGAACTGGTATCAGACATTCGCTGAATTCATGCGCACGGCGCACATCCAGCGGCTGATTTACGGTAATGAATTTATCTACCTGCTTCGCCCTTTCGGGGTAACAAACGGCAGCAGCGTTTATGCATTATATGTTCTGCCATCTCAATTGGTAAAAGTTAAGCAAGAAAGCCGCGAATATTATCTACTTAACCAGCCGACAGTAACATATACTATCGGAACAAGGCAGCTCGAACGAGAGAACGTCCTGCATTTTGTCGAGAACCGCACACCGGAACAATTGATAGGCGAGAGCCCTGTCGTTCAGCTCAGATGTGTACTTGATAACATTGCAAGGGCTTACGAGAGCCGTGGTGTAATCATTAAATCAAGAGGCGCACTCGGTATCTTGTACAACAACGCCAAGGACGCAGCCGGTATGCTTGACTTCACCGAAGAAGAGCAGAAACGAATTCAGGAGCAATATCGAAATAATTATGGCCTACTTAGCAATCAGAATCAGCTCATTATGAGCAATAAGCCACTTGGCTACATCCAGATGAACGTAAGCCCCGACAGGCTTGGACTTTTTGAAGAAGCAAAAGATGGTCTTGCAAAAATCTTAGACCGTTACGGTGTACCAGCTGACTTGTTGGTACGAGAAAAAGGTGCAACGTATGAGAACCAGCGCCAGGCAGAAAAAGGCTTCTTCATTCGTACCATTATTCCGGAAGCCAACGAGTGGATAGCAGGTTTCAATTCGGTTTTCGGCACATCGCTAAAACTTGACTACTCGCATCTACATGTCTTCAATGACGAACTAAAAATCCAAAGTGAGATGTTAAAGTCAAGAATTGAGATGCTATCTCTGCTGCTTCGGGATGGCATCATAACAGTTGAAGAATATAGAGCAGAGGTAAATAAATTTTTAACAATATGAGAAAGAAAGAAACCATCGTCGTTGTTCGCAAGGACGAACAAGGTAAAGCTGAAAAGCAAGAAAGCAAGAAAAAACTTCCAGAAGAGGAGGTTGAGCGGCTTCGCAGTGAAGCTGCCAAACGTGTAAACAATTATGTTCCAAAATTTTCCAACGTCTATGCGTTTAGATGAGATACTTCCGAAAGGCTGCACCGACAAGATAGCTTGGCTTGTCGAGAACAAGCAGTACGTGCTTAATGTTAAAAAGTCCGCAAAAAAGATTTGCGATACTTTTACTTTATCAAAGCCACCTGAGATATTCAGGCCATCAGGTGAAGCAATTAAAGCACTATCATCTGCAGATAGAATGTATCTCGGCCAATCCGATGAGATACCGGACAAAATACGTGTGCGAGCAGTGGTTAATACCACTAACTACATGGATTCGCACGGCGACGTGCACATTAACGGCATCTGGAACAAGTCACTGAAAGAGAACAAGTACAATGTTCTCTTAAAAGACCATAAAAACGACTGGGAAAATGTCATCACAGACGAGGTGCATGTTTTTACCAAATACATGAGTTGGCGAGAGCTTGGATGGGATGCGCCGGGTGATACCCAGGCACTGATTTATGATGCTGTTATACCTCGTGATGATAGCACTGGAATGTTCAAGCGCTATCTTGCTGGCAAGGTCAAAAATCATAGCGTAGCGATGCGCTATATCAAGATATTTCTCGCAGTTAACGACCCTAACTATCCTGAAGAGTATGCTAACTGGCAGAAATATTCAATTAATGTCTTAAACATCAGTGAAGCAGAAGAACAAGGCTTCTTCTTTGCAGTAACTGAAGCGAAACATATCGAGGGTAGTGCGGTTGTGATTCCTTCCAACCCTATTACCCCTACGCTATATGTCGGAAAAGCCACTCACAATGAAGTCGAGCCGGTCGTTGCACCACTCGCAAGCGTTGATGAGCAGGTCAAGTATATAATCAAAAATTTCAACCCTTTCTAAACCACTTGAAAAATGGAACTTGAAAACATTGTGAAAGAGCTAAACGGTAAGACAAAAGAAGCCGTGAAGCAGGCCGTTGACGAACTCAAAGCCGGCCTAATTACCAAAAATGAGTTCACTGACATGGTGAAGGATTTCGTGTCGAAAGTGCAGCTTGAAGAAATTCAGAAATCTCTTGAAGCACAAGGCATGAAAATCAACGAGCTCATCGCAAACAAGAACGAAGAGCCGGAAACTATCACTAAGGTGCTGAACAAGCACGCTGACCGCCTCAAGAACTTGCAGAGCGGTGAGAAGCTGCGCTTCAATCTGAAGGTAAACAAAGCTATCAGCGCTGCATCCTTCAACAACAGCACGCTTGCGATGAGGCTTGCTGAAATCGGCGACTATCCGACACTACAGCCGCAACTGATGGGCTTGTTCCAACAGGGCACGGTATCGCCAAACAGCAACGGCGTCATTCGTTACTTCGACCGTGATGCTTGGACGGTAACCGCTGCACCGACTGCGCAGCTTGCTGCCAAGCCTGAAGCCGATTACACTTGGACAGAGCAGCTTGTGAAGCTCGAAACCATCGCCGTATGGACAGAGATTGCAAAGCAGTCATTGCAAGATTTGGATTTCCTTGCCAGTGAAGTAGAGTCTTTGCTTCGCCTTGACCTATCGCTTGCCGTTGACCAGCAATTGTACAGCGGTAGCGGTACCAGTCCGCAGCTGAAAGGTGTTTATACCACTGCACCGGCATTTACGCCTACGCAAATCACCACGCAGGCAAACATCTACGACCTGATTGCTGCTGTTGCGGTAAGTATTACCGACAATGAAGACAGGATTTACAGCCCTAATGTAGCGCTTGTAAACCCTGTAGACCTGTTGCGTGTTCGTACTCGCAAGGCAAGTGATGGACACTATGTTATGCCCGCATTCGCTACACCTGATGGCCGTGTGATTGATGGCATACAGGTAATACCGACTGGACGTGTTGCAGCTAATACGCTTCTTGTTGGTGACTTCCGCTTCGGTACCGTGTACCAGATGGGTGACATTACTGTTGAGCTTGGCTTGCAAGGTAATCAGTTTATCCGCAATGCTGTAACGA